TTTTTCAGACCCAAGAAACTTGTAGACTTGAGTGTTTGATTCTTTAAAATCAATTTCTGGACCCCATACCAGATCCATTGTGCCCCCGCCCACATTTCCAGCCAATATGTTTCTTAACTTGTTAATCGCACCCTTGGTGGGGAGCATTTTATTCTCTAAATCTCCGATCCGCCAAAGTCGAATATTAGAAATAGCCCCGTCTAAAGCAGAAATATCTGCCAACTTCATTTTTTCCAACATTAAAATATCGTCCAAGATGGCGTAAATCATAGGGTTGGCCCATGTTAGCCAATCATCTTTTTTGTAATAGAACACGGAGGTTTTATCTACGTCTAATGGAAGAATACTAATCCCCTGCTTCACCGCCTTGAGAACATCGGCAGGTAGTTGAGCTAGCAATCTTTGGTGATAGGGATTTTTGCTGCTGTTTGTAATATGTCGTTTTAGAAGATTGGATATCTTTAAAGCAAACTGCGGCTTGCCAACAAAGGTAGCAAGCTCTTGGCCTAATACCTCTACGGACATCGGGTTGAGAAAATCATACTTCCAAGGTATCTCTCTTCTGTTTATTTTGATAGACTCTGGAACTATGTCGGCTTTTCCAGACGATCTTCTAAGCTCCTCTTCTATTTTTTTAGTTATCTTGGCGGTTCTTCTTTTGAGAATTACATTACCCGTCCTGTAAAGAAGGTTTAAAAACCGTTCCGACCTTTCCTTGCCATTTATCCTAATAAACCAAGCCTTGTAAAATTTTTCAATCCTTTTGTTAGGATGGACTAAATTAATTCCTTGGCATGCAAAATCACCCATTAAATCGATAACGTTTCTAACAAGACCGACGCGATCATAAGCTGCCATACACATACGTATAGCGTCTTTTTGTTTTTGTGGAACCGATTCGCCGCTTCTAAATCTGTCATAATCACGTCTGTCAAACCCGGTTCTAACAGAAATGTTCGGCTCTATATCAAGAAAAGATCTACGAGCATAGGCTGAAGATCTCTGTATGCCGTCATAATCGTCAAGGATGCCTTGCACATTAGCAAGCGCCTGCTCTTTGCTAGACTCGTCACTCCAAGTAACAAATGCGGCTTCGGCCCTGTCTTGGTCTGGAATATTGTTTGGCATTTCGATTGATTCCCTATCAGTTCAATTGACAATTGGATTGTTCATACTATAATACACCTTTTAATCATAAATTCCCCTCATGTTTTCTGTGAACCATGCGGGACCAACAAAATCTGGACCATCATCTTGATTCTTTATATATGTTGCAAAACCTCCTAGATGTTCAAAAGGAGGCGGTGTTGGGGTTCTTTGTATAGTTCTAGCAGACATGTTCGCCATTAGTAATGCGCTGTATCTATCCTTACGCAGCCTGTCTTTTTTTCCACCGGCTATTTTAACTTCAGGAGTATCCCATTTATCTCGACCTGTTGTAGTTTGTGTCATAATAATCATAGATAATTCATCTTTTAACTCTTCTATCTCCATAACACAATCTTCTAACGTGTCATATTTTCTGTCTTTGATTTTATCATCGGAAATAGCCAGCCCAATTGTTGCAGAATCGAAATAGGGAAATAGAAGCGCTTTGTCTTCAAAATCTTTACGCATGCCATGATTCGCCTCAACTACCCAGTCTGATTTTGCAAATTGTATCATTTCTAAAACGTGAAGACCCGGCTCTCCATCGGTATCTTTTTCCTTGTCTTCGTCTATTGTAGGCCACAGGGCAACTTCACCCTCTTGTATCTTATCTTTGTCATGCAAAGCCTCCATGACGGCTATGCCGCCGCCCTGAGCGTCCATGGCAATTTCTGCACATGGAAACACCTTCATTAAATCTCTGATCTTCCTAGCGCAATAAGAATAAAAATCCGTCTCCTTAACCAGCCCGGCCTTGATTTTCTCTTTGTGGTCTGTTCTAGTTGTAGTCCAGCAATAAACAATTCTTCTATGGTCTGACCATAGTCCTATTATTGTAATACTAAAGTTATCTACCTCGGAGGCGGGGTCTATGCCGTAGACATATTTTATATCAGGATTTCCTTTTGTTATTGCATGATATTTCACTTCTCCGCTTGGAAAAGTAATAGTATTCTCTGGCGAAGCTACGCAGGACTCAATCAGCGATCTTTTAAAGAACCCATTGCTATCGCTAGAAAAACAAGCGCCAAATTCCATCTCATAAATACCAGAGTGTACAGTAGCTTTTGATCTAGCCACCTGTGCATCGTCCATGAACCCCTGCGGTAAAAGCTCAAACGGAATTCGGATTATACTATACTGAGTCCAGTCGAACCCATGAGGAATTTCTTCACCTCCAAAAATCTCTTGCAGTTTTTTCGCGTTTCCGTTACTTTGAATAATACTTCGCCATTTTTTCCAATATTCTGCAAAGTGATTAAAATCATAAAAAGCAGTTCCTGATAAAATAATTTGGTTACCGTGAGATAAAACTTCATTATCATCTAGATGTATTTCTTGACCTAATTCTTCAGCCCTTTTCTTTGACGCTATATATTTTACATTTTCTACCGGTGAAGCGGTAACAGCAGCGAAACCAGCCACAACGTTTTCAAAAATTTCTCTTGGTATAGAAGCGAACTCGTCAGCAATAATATCATTTGCTCTCTGCCCTCTGATCTTTGACCCGTCCCCTAAAGGTAAACAGGTTACGGTACTAGACCCAATATTCATTCTGCACATATCTACATCACGACGCGGACCACCATTAGGTCCAACAATGTCTCTCAATAAAGGGGCATTTTTCCATATGGTATCCATATATTCAAATAGGATTTTTGATTGACGAAACGCCGCGCCTACAACAATAATTTTTCGACCCGGCATTATAAGCGCCCTTAAGATAGCATATACCGATAGCACGAAAGATTTTCCAAAGCCACGAGAAGCAATCAACATGGGAAATTTTCTTTGCCATATTTCCTGAAGCATTAAAGCTTGTACAGGTAGCAATTCTACATTGAGTATCTCTTTACAAATGAAATAGAAATATTCTGGCTGCATCATAAGCCAAGTCAATTTTAGATGAAAATCTTCACGATTAAAATCTAGAGGGTTAAATAGTCGAGATTCATCTGGCACATCAATATTTAACCAAGCATCCTTAATTAATTTACTGCTGTTCTTCATAGTCCAGCCTCTCGGTTATTTCCTCAAAGATATCCATTACTTTTTCTTCCGCCTTAATCCTATTTCCACAAAACAAAGTTTCCACGTTGTAATTTTCCTTAAACTCACATAGCTGCTTCCACATGAACTTACCGTTCATTTTTGTGTACTTCCATCTACGCTGTGGAATACCAGAATTCTTAGGGAAGGTCATGAGGTCATTGACAGAAAACTCGCAAACGATATAAGCCCACCTAAACTCAGACATTCGCTCTATCTCTGCTAGAAACCTAGATCTTTCTTTTCCTAGGTTCATGGAAATCTCACGGGTGCTGGCCTTTCGTTCTATACATACAACAGGCTCTAAACCTTTTATGGTGTAGTCACCCGTTTTTAAGCCCTTCTGTATAACACCTTTGCACTTGTCGAATGATTCAAAATCCCACCCGTGTTTTTCTCTGGTGTCTCTTATTATCTCGTATTTATCATAATTCATTTTGATAAACTATCTGTAAAAACAGACCTTCGTATTGTTCTTCGACACCCGTAACTTTTTTGTGGCATTTCCAGCACAGGGTAATTCCATTTATAGGCTCAAAACGCAGACTAGGTGAACTGGCCCATTTTTTAATATGATGGGCATTAATTCTAGTTTTTGAAGCTTGACACCCCGGCATTTGACAGGCATAACCATCCCGCTTGAATACTTTTTTTCGCCAGTCTTTGTATACCGGATCGTCAAAATTTCGCATTGTTAAGTCTTAATTCGTTCTTCTAATTTTCGTAACGGAGATAACGTGCCTTGCCTTATCTGCGATCTCTTTAAATCGAGTAGTCTCTCTTTCTTTGACTATATCCTGACATACCTTTTCCACGGCTAAACTACACGCCATATCTGGATCTTTAGCATTGACTCGAAGTATAGTTTCAAGTTTATTGTGAGACTTCACTCCTGCTTGCTTCATATCCTTCAGAATTTTTGACATGTCTACGTGAACCCTGTAGTACATCGGCAGTTCTTTCTGGGTTTGTGTTTTGTGGAAGTTTAAGTCTTTCTCCCGGTAATTGCTTGTTCGGCAAACCCTTCTTCCTTATATCCTCACACTCAGGACAGTTATAAACCGGACTCTTGTGGGGCTTAGCGTAATGAAATACACGAATCAATGTATCCATAGTAACATACCCCCTAACCGAATCCAAGACAAACAGGTTGTATATATCTTCAACGTGTTCTGTAACAAACTGTTCACTCTTTTGGTGCTTCTTAATCGCGGCTTCCTGTTGATCGATCACAGTCCTATAATATTTAGCTGTAACCAATTGTGTTTGATGCTGCAAATATATATCGTATCCCAACACAACAGACAAAATCCCCATAATAAGATACACTATTCCAGTACTCTTGTTCATAGTTCTCTCCTTCTTTTGGATTACTTAACCTTTTCGTAAATATGTCTAGCGGTAACCACGTCTTCTATGGCCAGTCCAGTAGCATCAAATAGAATCTGATCTCCTCTGACTTCCTCTTTTCCCGAAACAATATCACCTAAAGATACCCATGGCTGTTTCTTATCCTTATAGTCCACATACTGGATCTCTCCAGAATGTGAACACTGTTCCCAATTATCATATACTACCAAACTCATGCCGTCTAATACAGATAAATCTAGCTCTCTTTTTCCTTGAGCGTCTGCGCCAATAGCATTAATATGTACCGAGCTTTTTAACCAATCGTGTTTTACAAACCCGTAAACAGAAGGGGTTAAGGTTGTAATAATATCTCCACCCTTTATACATTCTTCGCCGTCATCACAAATAACAACGTCGTAATCTTTGGAAAAATAAGTTTTCAATATATCACATCGAGTATAATCAAAATCGAAAAGTCTAATTTGTTTTATCTTTCTAGCGTGGCATACCGCCTGAATTTGATATTGAGTTTGATTACCACACCCAATAAATGCAGCAATGCTCGCGTCTTTCTTCGATAAATATTTAGTGGCTATTCCGGTAACGGCAGCGGTCCTAATAGCTGTAATCTTTTCCCCATCCATGATCGCTAGAAGTTTTCCAGAATCAACATCGTTAATCAAAACCTTGGCAAAAATGTTAATCTTTCTTTTTTTTCTTGTTTTGTCTAAATGTACTCCGCACCATTTGATTCCAGCCGTATTACCCACTATTGCTGGCATGGCTCTAAAATCTCCATCTGGAATATCCAGATAAATCTTAGGCGGCATTTGAGAATCCTCTAGATTTTCAAATAACTTCTCCACAATGTCCATGCATTCTTGAACTGTAATAATCTCTACAATTTCATCATTTGACAGAATAAGTGGCTTGTGTGTCATTTGTTATTCTCGCTATATCATGTTGAACCATAATTGATACCAAGTCCTCAAATGAAATCTCTGGCATCCACCCTATCGCCTCCTTTGCTTTAGAACAGTCTCCTTTTAAATACAGGACTTCGGAAGGTCTGATTTGTTTTTGGTCTATCTCGACAAACTTCTCATAATCGTCTACGCCCACGCACTTAAAGGCTTCTCTAACAAAATCTCTTACGGAATGAGTAACCCCTGTGGCGATAACATATGTATCCGGTTTATCCTGTTGCAGCATAAGCCACATGGCTCGGACATAATCTTTAGCATGGCCCCAGTCTCTACATGAATCGAGGTTTCCTAGGTATAGGTTTGGACCAAGGGGATCAAACGTGGAAATGTACTTAGAGATCTTTCTGGTTACGAAATTCTCACCCCTGCGCTCACTCTCATGATTAAACAATATGCCGCAGCTTGCATGTAAATCGTGTGTCTTTCTGTAAAGCTCTGTCATTTTGTGCGCGGCAAGTTTAGCTACTGCATACGGAGACTGGGGGTTAAAAAGCGTGTCTTCTGATTGATATTTATCTCCAGATTCGGAAGTGGTATATTGATCACCAAACATTTCACTTGAGCTAGCCTGATAAAATCTAGGTTTTCTGCTGAGCTTGGTTACAGCCTCTAAAACGTTTAAACACCCCTTAGCCGTAATGTCCCAAGTTACAAGAGGTTGTTTAAAAGAAATTCCAACATGTGACTGGGCCGCTAGGTTGTACACTTCGTCGGCGTGGTGTCTCCATAGAATATCATAAATATTTGCGAAGTCTAAAACATCCCCGCTCTCAACGATAAAATCTTTGTTCTCAAGCAAATGATCAATTCTGGACGTATTTGACGTACTAGTCCTTCTGGAAACACCTATAACATAGTAGTCCTTCTCTAATAACAGTTCTGATAAATAAGAACCGTCTTGTCCTGTGACGCCAAATATAATCGCCTTCTTTTTCATTCTGTAACCTTGTCTGGAAGCTTAGATGGGGGCAAGTCATGAAAAATGATATCGTCACTATTGCTCAAACTACCGCCGCCCTCTTTTCCGTTTTTTCCATCTCCCCTCCCTTTACCCTTACCTTTACCGTCGCCTTCACCCTTGCCTTTGCCCTTGCCTTTACCCCGCCCTTTGTTTTTACCTCCGACAGCTTCTCCATTTTTAATTTTACCCAAGGCTTCTTGTGATCTTTCGTGCAACTCTCTTGAGTAATTAAGTCTATAAGCTCTAGGCTCCGTGGGATCGTAATTTTGAAAATACACAAGTAAGGTTCTCCAGCCGTCCTTTTTGTGATGTTCCCCCTCGCTACCAGTAGCCCATACATAGACACAGCCCTTATCGCCTGTTCTTTTATTCGGCTCTTTTATCTCAATCCAGTGTACCTGAAATTCTTCAGGCAGGGATTGGTCTGAAGGCCAACCCAGCAAGTTGCTCAAGGAAAGGTTGATTGATAAACAAAAATATAGAACAAAAGCAATTGTAGCCGCTTTTAATCCCCAGTGGCCCTTAGATCCGATAACAATCCAGAGCAGTAAACTGCTAATAATAAAAAAGGTTAACGCAATGCTCATAGTGTTGGTCCTTGTTGTTCCACTAGAGTTTTTTGTAACTCATTGATTTCTACTACATCGCCATCGTTATTTAGGATAAACCTGAAAGCCGTCTTCTCTTCTCCACTAACTCCCAATGTTACTCTCTTTATCATAACTGTCGAATAGGGATTAATCTTATCAAGCTGTACAGTTACCGGTGTCAACAGGCTCTCTTCTCTTTTCATATACATGTGTACATTAATCACATATTCGCCGGGCATAATTCCTCTTAAGGTGACTATCTCTCTATTTTCATCGTATTCAATTTCACCGAACTCTGTCTGAACTACATCGTTTCTTCTTCCCAGATCGTCTCTGTCTAAATGCATCAATCCTTCTTCTCGTCTCATAAAAGCAACTAAATTACCCTCTGGATCTTCAACATAGATATCTACATCATTATCCATCTCTTTCGGCCATGTCATTACTATTACAAACTCACCCTTCTCAACTACGTTGTTGTCTTTTTTCGACGGATTGATCAAGATAAAAGACATGGCGAACAGCGCCGCAAAGCATAGCAGCGTGTTAAACAGGACATCCAGAAACGCTAAGTTGGTGTGGTATTCTCTTTTCATTTTCTGATTCTATCTATTGCTTGGTTCAAATTGAAATATTGAATCTTTAAGAGAGCGCTACAAATTAAACCCACTAGCGTCGAATATAATGCTGTGGACATACCTGCGCCTAACTGCTTTATTAATTCCTGAATGGTTTGTATCTGTGAAACATCTACAGTGTAAAACCCAGAAAGCATCATAATAAAACCGGATACGGTTCCTATCATTCCTACCGTTAGGCACAAATCACTAGCGAACCAACCTACTTCTATAAGATGATCTATCTTTTCAACAAGATGCTCATCCTCTCTTCCACTGTCAAGAAATCTACTAAGCATCCACGTCTTGTAACCACACCATGCCGACACAGAACCAAACAAGACCAACAGGACAAAACTGAGCTTGGTCGCATCTTTATCCCATAAGGTTTCTATAGCGCCGACACTAATCGCGTAAATAAAACCTACACATACGGCTGTAAAAAATAGCCACCATTTTAAAAAGAGTGCGTGTTTAGTCATAATGCTTTCCCGAATAATTGGTTACTGAGGTCTATAGCCTCTTCGTTATTTTGAATAATCTGTTGATAATCTTCGTTATCTTCCATCTGCTTATACCTATTTAAAACATCCATCTCACTAGCGTTCTTCAAATAAACCAGTGCATCAAAGGAACTCCCGCCTCCAAACGGAGATGCTTGATTAAGAGCGGCGTCTGTAAAATGTAAACCAAGAGAGTCAGTTATTTCTTTTCTGTATTCTTTGCTGGTGAACCACCTATCATAGAGAATGTGCGGTACTGTTTCATCAAGCGCGTGTTTACAATGATCAATATAAATATCTATGTCTTTCTCTTCGGTGTCTTTTTTTCGAACACAGCTTGCAACCCAGTTGTGAAAGCTCCTAATTACTAAAACCATGTCTGTTTTATAGAAGATATCTGATTTTCCACAGTGCCAAGCAACTTCTTTTAAGGTTTCGCGCTCATGAGTTCCAATAAAAAGCTTGGTATCTTTAGGGTCACAATTTTCAACCCTAGCCATAGTTCCATCCCAGATTCCCCTCATGATACCATTAAACTTGCTCCTGTCTTTTTGTTCCTTTTTCAAGGGGTTATTGAACATAAAATTTATTCCCTTTGAAACTTTCAAATAGAACCACCACTCAGTCATAGTTTTAATATCAAACTTATCTACTCCTTCAGCCTGATGTAAAAGCCATACCGCAATAGCATGATGGCCACTGCGATGCATAGATGGCAGCATAATTTTTCTTGCGTTTTCATACATTGGTCGATTACCCCTCATTCTTTTACCGAATCAGGAGTTAAAAATGGTTGATCAATAACCTTATCTTCATATTGATGCCATTCAGATAATGTCTCCCTCTCCTTATCCATTGCTAAACGCATTTTCTCCATCTCCATCCCAAGCTCGTGTCTCTTTTCGGGGTTTACCATTAAATCAGTAACCCACCCTATAAATGTCTGCTTGGAATCTTCCAGCCTTTTGATTCGTTGTTCTCTCGTTGCTTTCATGTCTTTCAACATCGCGCCCTTCTTCATTCCCAGATCCTTATAGTCCCTGTTCAATGATTCCTGAGCCGCCCTCAGTACCGCTATTTGCCTCTCTAAGTTGAATGTATAGTCCCGGTCCTGATATTCCACCGGTTTTTCTTTTTCGTCGTTTATAAGCTCTTCAAACATCCTGATTTGTTCCGAATTCGTTTGCTGATCTTTAAGCGCCCTGTTCATCAACAACTCTAGCTTGATGGCATCGATTATCTGGAGTTCTTCCGTGGGAAGCACGTCATCACGGAATTGGGTAACAATACGCCGCCAATGGTACACAAACATATCCAACTCGTGTTTATTGAATTGGTCTTGGATGTCCCGCCATTGGGGTTTACTCTTCAGATCGTACAGGGCTTGGATTTCCCTCTTTTCCTGTAG